CTGCCACGCTTATTACGGCAGGGATTTATGCGGTTACTGGCAATTGGGCTATGGCTGCCGCTACAATTGCTGCGGCTGGCGCATCTGTTGCGCTTACACCTAAACCAGACTTGCCATCATATGCGGATTATGCCGCAGACGCACAAAACAGAACGCAAATGATTAAACAGCCTACGCCTCCGCGCAGGTTCGTTTACGGCAAAACACGCATATCAGGTTTGCTAGCCCACGCAGAAAGCACCAACAACGACCAAAAGTTGCATTTGGTTATTTTGGTAGCTACGCATGAGATAAACAGTTTTGATACTATTTATATTGATGACCAAGCTGTAACGTTAGACGGTTCTGGCAATGTAACCGCGCCATCTCAATTCGCAAACAAAGTGCGTATAAATACCCATTTAGGCACTACAGGACAAGCAGCAGATTCAGACCTAATAGCAGAAAGCGGCGCAGGATGGTCTGCTAATCATAAGCTATCTGGCATCGCTTATATTTATGCGCGGTTGGATTTCGACCGCAACGCTTTCCCTAATGGCATCCCAAATATATCTGCCGTAGTAGAAGGCAAAAAGGTTTACGACCCGCGCACCGCTACGACAATTTATAGCCCTAATCCCGCGCTTTGCATTCGAGACTATTTAATGAATAGCACCTATGGCGTAGGGGCTACAGCAGCAGAAATTGATGATACCGCGTTTCAATCAGCCGCTAATATATGCGATGAGAGCGTGGCTTTGTCTGGCGGTGGCACAGAAAACCGCTACGAGTTCCACGGTGTTATGCAGACCAACAACGCGCCAAAGCGTATTCTAGAGGAAATGATTACTAGTTGCGGTGGCATTATATCCTACGTTAACGGCAAGTTTACCATAAAGGTGGCTAAATATGTTGCCCCTACAGTAACTATAGACGAAGATGATGTGATAGATGCGATTAACGTGCAGACTAAGCGTTCTAAGCGCGATAACTATAACGCTATTAAAGGTATATTCTCGCCAGAAGTTACTAACTTTGTAGCAGCAGACTATCCTGCGCTTACCTCTACCACGTTTGAGGCAGAGGACGGTGGCGATAGAAAGTTTATAAACTACAATCTGCCCTACACTACATCTAGCCCGATGGCGCAGAGATTGGCAAAGATTGCTCTTTATCGCAACCGCCAGCAGGTATCTATGCAGCTTAACTGCAATTTAAATGCGTTCGATATATCTGTAGGCGATAATATCTATGTAACTAACTCGCGGCTAGGCTTTACGCAAAAGGTTTTTCAGGTTAGCGAGTGGTCGTTTAGCGTGGCGTCTGGTGAGCAAGGCGATCCGATTTTAACGGTAGATTTAGCACTGCGCGAGAATAACAGCGCGGTCTATGATTGGAACGCTAATGAAAAAGTGTTTAGCTTAGATAATACTACACTGCCATCACCATTTAATCTGCCAGCCCCTACGCTAACAGCCGCAGATGAAGCGCAAGTAGTAAATCAAAAGATTACTTCTGTTTTAGTGGCTACGCCAGCATCTACTAGCGTTTATGCAAATCAGTTTGAAGTGCAAGCGAAGAAAACTACAGATACAAACTACATATCTTTGGGCGTATCATCATCACCGCGCTTTGAGTTGCATAATGTTGTAGCTAACACCACTTATGACGTTAGAGCGCGTATCATATCGCAACAGGGCATCGCATCGCCTTACACTACTATTCAACACACAGTAGGCTCTACCCCTGCCACGATTAGCGATGTTACTAACTTTAGCGTAAATGTTAACGGTCAAAACGCAGATTTAAGCTGGACACCTTTAACAGACCAAAGTTTATCGCATTATATCGTCAGGCATTCCCCGCTAACTACAGGCGCAACTTATGGCAATGCTAAAACAGTAGCGGCTAAAATATCTCGCCCTGCGTCTACGGCTACCGTTCCAGCACAGACAGGCACTTACTTCATTAAGGCGGTAGATAAACTAGGCGGCACTTCTGCGGATGCTGATAGCAGCATTGTGCTGGTTTCTGCACTACAGGGCTTTCAGAATGTTAGTAGCATTGATGAACATCCTGATTTTGGCGGCACAAAAACAAACACAGTTATAGTTAATGGCAACAGATTGCAGCTAGATAGTGCCGACCTGTTCGATGATGTTACTGGTAATTTTGATGATGCGGTAGGTTTGTTCGATGGCGGTAATTCATCGCTAGTGGCATCTGGCGATTATCTTTTTGAAGATTATATAGATTTAGGTGCGGTATTTACAGCGCAAGCCGCCTACACTTTAAAAGTAAATCAGGTATCGCAGTTTACAGGCGCAACTACAAACTTAGGCGCGACTGATGTGGATATCTTTGTTAGCACTACAGATGATGACCCTGCCGGAACGCCTACTTGGTCAGCCTATCGGCAATTTATTGTCGGCAGCTACACAGCGCGAGCATTCCGTTTTAAAGCCGTTTTAAGCACCACACAGAGCGATGAAACGCCATCGATAGAGGAATTGACCGTAGATATAAATATGGCTAATACGCAGCAGTCAGACAACGACATACAGTCTGGCACTGCGGCTGGCGGCAAGGTCATTACATTCCCTGTAGCGTTCAAGACACTGCAAGCTGTAGCGATATCGGTAGGCGATATGCAAAGCGGTGATTTTTATGCTATAACAAGTAAGAGTGCAACAGGATTTACTATCATCTTTAAAGATAGCGGCAATACGGTCGTGGATAGATTATTTGATTATGTTGCTACAGGGGTTTAATAGATGTCACAACACGATTATGTCATAGATAACCAAACATTTCCCGCAACGCGCACAGATTTAAATAATGCGCTATCGGCTATTGTTTCGCAAAATGCAGGGGCAAACGCGCCATCAACTACTTACGCTTATCAATTTTGGTACGATACCACAAATGATATACTTAAAATGCGTAATAGTGATGATGATGCGTGGATTGATTTATTTGAAGTAGACCAAACAAATGACACTGCAGGCGGTACATTTAGTGGCGGTTTAGTTGTTAATGGCAATATAGACATTAACGGCAACGAACTGATTTTAGATGCTGATGGCGATACCAGCATAACAGCCGACACTGATGACCAGATCGATTTCAAGACTGGCGGCAGTGACCGTATGTCCATTGACAGCAGTGGCAATGTCGGCATTGGGACTACTTCGCCTAGTGAAGTTTTAGATTTATCTGCCGCATCAAATCCACGTTTGCGGTTTGAGGATGATGGAGACTTTGAATACACCATAGGCATCAAAGATAATAACGCATTTACAATAAGTTCAGGTGGCTCTGATGATGAACGTATGCGTATCGACAGCAGTGGCAATCTGCTGGTGGGTAGCACTTCGGCTGTTAATGTCGCTTCTGGCACAACTGACGGTGTTTCTTTAAAGACAAATAATGTTGAAATTTCACGAGATGGTGGAACGCCTCTTTTAATGCGTAGACGGTCATCGAACGGTGAGATGGTTGCATTTAGACGTGACACTACATTTGTAGGCTCTATTTCTGTAACTACATCATCAACAGCCTACAACACCTCATCAGACCACCGCCTCAAGGAAAACGTCACCGATATCACTGGCGCAACTGACAGGCTAAAGCAACTCAATCCTGTTCGGTTTAACTTCATTGCAGATGCCGACACCACTGTTGATGGTTTCCTCGCCCACGAGGTGCAGGACGTTGTACCAGAGGCAATCACTGGCACTAAGGATGCGGTGGATGACGATGGCAATCCTGTTTATCAGGGCATTGACCAGAGCAAGCTAGTGCCTTTGCTGGTTAAGACCATACAGGAACTTGAGGCTCGTATAGCCGCACTGGAGACAGCATAATGAGTAGAGCAAGAGATTTAGCAGATTTAGGCGTCAGGTAGATGCTGGCGAACTAACAATAGCGGATGCCGATTAAATATGATCGAGATACTTACACTTGCGGCTTCTGTAACCAAGATTGCAGGGGCTATCAGTTCTGGTATAAAGGCTGGCAAAGATGTTGCTAGCCTGATGCCTAGTGTTGGCAAGTTAGGTGAATTGGATGCACAGATACAGATTGCAGAGACAGGCCAGCATAAAGGCATATTGCGAAAGCTGGCTAGCACAGAACAGGAAGCATATGCAATCAGTTCTGCTAAAATAGCGCATAAAAAGGCTATGGATGAATTACGCAGCCATATGCTGTTATTTGGTGGCGGTGTTGGCGCGTGGGATGCGTTCCAGCGTGAGTTATCTATGGCGCGTAAAAGAAAAGCCGACAGGCTAAAGTTTGAAGCTAAAAAGCGCAGAGATAGAGAAATGATGCTAGCCGTTTGTATTTGTGTTATAAGTATAGGGATAGGTGGTTATTTAATTTACCTATGGGCTGAGTATCTTAAACAAAATGGGCTTTTATGATGGATAGCAAAACGCCAATAGATTTAACGGCTGCGACTAGCACTGGCGCAGTATTAATGGGGATGTTGCCAGAGATGCTAACGGTAATTGCTACTGCGTTAACTATAGTATGGTTCGCTATCCGCATCTGGGAAACTGACACAATGCAAGCCATTTGGAAGCGGTTTAAGGCAGACTGATGCCATCGGCTACCATTAGCGGTGCGATAGGTGAGATGATAGCCTGTAGCGTTATTATGGGCTTTGAGGGCTGGTCTGCCGCGCACGTTCCTACAGATGGCTATGATTTAGTAGCGTTTGATGATGTAGGCGCGTTAAGGGTACAAGTTAAAAGCGGAATGCCTAGACAAGAGCGAGATGGTAGGTCTAGATGCTACCACTTTAATAATGGCTCTGGCGGCAAGAAACAATTAAGGCACGATCAATATGATATCATATGTCATTGCAGTTTACTTGAAAGGCGGTGTATCTTCTACGCAGCCGCGTCCATCAATAAAACCAGCCAAAGATATACAATGTCGGCTTTCGATGATGTGCATAAAGAAATGGATAGCTGGCAAAAAGCAGTGCAAATCGTGCGGGAAGGGTTTTGCT